TCTGCGGCCAGCAGCCTTAGTCATCCTCGCCAATTTCTCACCCCTAAGCACTCGTGAGGAACTGGGCTTTGAAATTCAGGTTCACCGGTGCACTGAGATCCGCTGGGAGTGGTTGCATGACTGACGGGTCGGTGTCGGTGACTGATCCGACGACGTTGCCCAGGGCGTCGACGATGTAAGCTCCATTGGTTTCGATGAGAGCTGCGTCGACTGTGATGAAAGTAGCGGAAACGCAGGTCTGGCCCTGGAGCGTGTCTCCTATCGAGTTCCCAGTCTGAATATCGACTAGCTCGTTGGTGGCACCGCCAGTGGGAGTGACGTGGAATATTCTCGAGATGCCCTGGTTGGTGTAGACGGCGAGACTAGCCCCTCGGTCTGCGGCAGTCTGGGTCATCACCTTGAGTAAATCGCCGGCCTGCAAGGTAAACGGCGCCCAAAGTCTCGGGGTGAACGTCGACGCTCCCTTGACACAGACGGCGATGTTTGCAGCAACGACGCCCTGCCGGAGAATGTAAGCGTATGAGATGCCGACAGAGCCGGACACCAGACCATGGGTGACGGTCTTGCCAGGCGCATAGTCTCCAATGTTGATCGCACTGACAGTGTACACGGTGTCAGTCGTCAGCGAGGTCTCAGTTCCCTCGACGACTTCGAGCTTCAGGGGGATGTTCGTCCCGTCACTGCAGGCTAGATTTCCTACGCACGTTGTCGTTGCCATAGGATCACAGCCTAACTCCGATTCCGAGTGGAGCCATCATGTTTCGATTTACGTTACTGATGGGCTTCCGCAGGAGCTTCTTAGCGAACTTGAAGGTGATGCCGATCCCTATTGCCTGGACAGCCATAGCCTGGTAACTCGACATGAAGTTTGTTTGCATGGCGTCGAAGGACGATCCGGGGTCAGCGACCAGGGAGGACAGTGAAACACTAGCTCCGCCGTTCGTGGTCGCCAGTCCAGTGCCAGTGGCACCGTCGAATCCGATGAATCCCACAGGGGTGTTATTCGCAACGCCGCCGACGAGGACGCTAGCGTAGGCGTAGCTCTCTGCGAGGTTGATGAGGCTGATTGTCTTCGGTGATCGGCGTCGTGACTTCTTCCTTCTGCGTGCCATTGACCTCGAAACTGGACGAAGTCGCTAATAATCCTATTGAAAGTGGTCAATTGTCTATTCGAACTTCCCATCAGGAGCTCTCTGCGTAACCACGGCGTCGATTGTGTTCATCTTCTGAGCTGCCATCCCTTGAATGAGCTGTGCTATCGCACCTTGGATCGGGTTCGGTGGCTCGAAGTCACCGATTCCCCCATCCATGAGACGGTCGATGGTGCTCTTGAGTGCCATAGCCAGGCGTTCATCGAGTAATTCCAGCATGTTTGCTAGCTCGATCCGTAGCCAGAGGCCCAATGACACGATTGAGAGTATGCAAATGACGTTCAAAACGCCCAAAATGAGCAGTTCAGCGGCTACCATGTCTATGCAACCACCACCGACCGCCCATCAACCTTCCCTCACGGTCCGATTTCACTCAAAATACTAGAGAATCTTGAAGTCCGGTGGCTAATGTGGGCTAGTCATCGCCGGCGGGAGGTGGTCTGGGTTGTGGTGCGGCAGCCCCACAAGCCATAGCGATCAATACCCTCAGCGTGAATATTATTTAATAAAACTTCAAGTAGAGGAATCGGCTCCCCTCAATTGTGAAGGAAATAGACGACACCCCCCCTGAAAGTGAAAGTGTACCCGTAGACCTGCTGATCCTGGAAACTTGGTTTGCTCTATGGGTAGAAGAACACCGTTTGCTAGAGCGTCTTGCCGCGCTTGAAGCAGAGGTTGCCGATCTACATCACCGACGCAGGGTCTCGCGCCAGCAGGCAACGGATCAAGACCCGGAGTGGCACTGATGAGAGTGGCGCCGACTCCTATGAGAAGCTGCGTCGTGTGTGAGAAACCGATCAGTGTCAAGAACACCTACAGCTTGACGCGGATAAAGAAGAATCAGGAGTGTACCCGCTGCGGGCCCTGTTATCTGGAGTGGAAGCATAAGAAGAGGTTCGATGCCATGATCGCTGTCCTCATCGAGCAGGTCGGCCAGGACATCATCGACAGGATGGTGAAAGAATGCCCGGAATAACCGCGAGTCTGTCGAACGCTGCCTTCGCCATCTGGGAGGAAGTACCGAGAAAGTCCCGTAAATCCCCCCTAGGTGCTGCCGGGGACGAGGGGCGCTCTGCCTGGCTCTCCGAGGTCATCATCGATCATTACCAGGAGATGAAGAGATTCAAGCATGAAGTTGAATTCCACGTTGACGAGAAATTGACATTGATGAGGAAACTCAGATCCGTAAGGGAATCAAGAGACAAGCTGCAAGAGATCGTGCTGGGGGCGAGCGAGTGACCGTTGTTATCTGTCGATGCGGATGCAAGCAGAGCTTCAATTATGATACTCGTCGTTGTGTGCTCTGCAAAAAATGGATTAATGTCGTAAAGCGGGTCGAAGACCCCAAATCGTAGTCGCTACCCCCCTATGTGAGGGGTCACTTTCAGGATCCTTCGCCAGGAGGAGGCCCGAACCAGGACCAGTTGGGGTGTAGCAGGTTGTACATGATCGCACCGAAGGAGAAGTCCCCCGCGGCAGGGCCGGCCTCGCCAGTCGTTTCTCTTTCTACCTTAGCCGCCTCGAACTCTGCCTTCCATCCAACCATGTCGGCGGGTGTCGGGAGACCGGTCTCGTAACCCATGAACTCGAGGATCATGGCGATCGAGTAGAAGACGCCAATCATCTCACTCGGGTCTTTGAGCTGCTTGGTGATCTCTGGGACCCCGAGACCCTGGAAGAGCGAGCCAGCTCCACTGGTGACTCTGTTGAACTGGATGGCGGCAATCAATGAGTCGAGCTGCTCGGACTGCTTGTCTTGCAGACTGATGCGGTACTCGACCACGCTGTCCGGTTTTCTCTTGGTCATGTGAACGCACCAGCCAGGTCACCGAGGAGAGCTGCGATGTGGCCCGCCCCCAGGAGCCAGCCGAGTACGAATGCGAAGGCGTTGTCGACCACCAGGCGCTTGACCTGCTCGGGGAAGCTCTCCTCGTCGTGCTCGTGGTGCTCAGGCATCAGGCATCACCGGCCATGCGTCGACGGCGTCGTTGGCCTCGGTGTGTACCTGGGGGAGGTCTCGCAGCGCCTGGCGATAGTCCTTCCAGGGGGTCGACAAGACGACGTCCTTTCCAGCTCGCCAGTCAGAGCGCTCGAGGTCTTGATCCCTGCTCCTTCGTACCTCTTCCCAGTCGACATCCCTGAAGGTCTCCTCGACCAGGGTGTCGCCGTTCCAGGTTCGAGTGTTCCTGTGCATGTTCACCACTCCAGGAGAATCGAAGGGCACTCTGTATATGTTGTTTGAAGATTCCCTGCCGTGACCGTTGACGGCAAGGTATTGTTTGATGACTGCAGTTCAAGATTAGTCTTGGTGTCCTCAGTCGAGTTTGTCGGGCCAGCGCCTGGGGCGTAGATGCTTTTGGCTGAACGATATGTAGCAGATTCAGCAGCAGAGCGACACCACGCGATCATGTACAGCGTGTTTTTGGTCAATGCAGGCGTTCCGGTGAAGCTCGTCTGTCTGATGTCACCAGTCGATTCCATGTCAATGGCGGCCTCGGCGATCTTCGTCGTTGGCAATCCCGTGTCCTCATCGACATTGTAGAACCCGACCAGCATGTTACAGGTCGCTCCCGCAGCTGAACTAACCCCGATCGTAACTGCCGCTACTGTGCCTGTGTTGGGAGCATAGAACGGTTGGAAGCAGGGTTCATCATCGGCGTTCTGCGTATCTCTCAGGGCGACCCCGAATGGTGCAGCTACTGATAGATCCCAAGTATCGTAGCCAGTTGCGGTCAGGAGACCTAGTTGATTGACGCCACCTCCTCCAGCCTCGAGCAGGCCTGTCCATTCACCGCTAACGCATAGCCTGGCTAGATTGACGATGATGAGGTCTACCATCTCCTGCTCGTTCATGTCCTCGATCGAGATGGGATCTCCTACGCTTTGCACCTGGCTAAACGTTACAGTATCTAGATCGAGGTTCTGGAGGAGTGGAAAGACCCTCCTCGAGGGCTTACGATCCTCAGCTCTCATGCTAACAGCCCCTCCCATTCAGATTTGACCGATAGCCTGGCGAGGTTGACGATGATGAGGCGAACTAATTCTTCTCGGTTTAGATCCTCTATGCTGATCGGATCACCCACATCCTGCACGTTGCTGAATGATATTTGCCTGGCACCGTCGCCAGCCTCGAGAGTCTTGGTCTTCAGTAGCTTGTATACGCGCGGGGAGATCGAGTGGGGCATCATCTCATCCCCACGACGAGCATGACATAGCCCCAGAAGTTATTCGGGATCGAGCTGGAGATGTCGAACTGGCCCGGCCCTGCCCCGGTTCCAGTGCCGACTCCTGGGCCTGCTGCTGCTGCTCGAGCGGCTGCTGCTGCTGCGGCTGCTGCTTTGTTTGCCTCTTGCTGGGCTAGTCTCCTCTGTACCTCTGCAGTTGTCGCCGCTGAGACCCCACCGATCT